TCACTCCCGTTCCGTTCATGAACTCAGTGCGTGTTTCGTCGGATGCTAGGATTGCTCGACCCATCGATAATCCCATTGCCGAGTAGAAATACCACTTGTACTTCTCCTTCAATCCAGGCTCCGTCCTGAAGATCTGCATGACCAGATCGTACAACGAATCAGCCATCCTTCTCGCGTAACGCAGAGAGTCGAGTCCAAGATGCAATTCGTTCTGCAGTTCCCCCATCCGCGACGCCAACTCGATGTTGTCCTTGTACAGCATCTCTGCTCGCGCTTCGATTCTTGCGTTCAGCTCCGAAGCTCTGGATAGTTGACTGTGTGCGTCGTTCGTCTCTGACATCCATTCGTGGATGACGCATTCCAGTGCTCGTTTCTTCATGTCTTCGGAGATCTTGTTTTGAGCCATGTTTCTTGTACTGGGAAAATTGAGAAGTGAGGTCAGTAGTGGACGGCGCATCCACCCGTCCACTCCCGTCCCCCCCTTACTACTAGGGGACGAGGCCGACCAGATTAATATGATATACTCTATACCTATAGAGTATCCCAGTCAAATCTGAAACATCTTAACTACACTATGTATACGTATGTGTACCACATAACATATAACATGTATATATTCTTATATGTTCTTAAACGTTAATATACGTTTAAACGTATATATGTTTGTATAATTTTATATATCAACGTATAAAAACACACGAGCCGCGTAGCATGGCGCGGTGAGGCCCGAAGGGCCGCGCGCCACGCGGATGAGCGGCGGATGCATAACCCTACAGTAGTATGATCTTTGAAAAACGGACGCCCCCGTAGCGAAGCGGAGGGTGGCGTCACGAAGCGTCTAGCGCAGGCGACGAGCTTGCGAGGAGCGCGCGGGCGCGAGTCACTTACTCCAACAAAAAGCCTAGATCTGGGAGATCAAAGTCGACTAAGCTCACGTCTTCAGCTGATTTCTCCTCATCTTCAGCTTCCAGTGCGAAGTACCCATGTCGGAATTTTGCATGTTCAATTCCACTTGGAAAATGAATTTCTGTGAACCGACGTTTCATAGGTTCCGCGTCTTCTTTCATTGTGAAGCACTGGTCAATCGTGTAGTTCGAAAGAACTATTAGCTTTGTCGGTCGGAGATTTCTCATTACTCCACCTTTGATTTCTCCCACAAACGGATATCTGTCCGCCCACCGCTTCAATGATTGAGTTGTTTTTGAGCAATCAGGAGACCATTCCTCGATTGCAACAACTTGCTCATGCCTGTATCCGTCCCACCATTTGTTGATCATCTTTGGGAAGTGATTTGGGTACAATTCCCATAGCAACTTTGACTTCCCTGTTCCCGTTTCCCCTACCCACCATTCGTGATCCAATACGCCGTCGATTGGTTTGGTGATCGGTGCGTATAACGACTCCAATCTGGGCTTAGCCTGTATGTAGAGTCCCGGTTCGTTCTCCTTGATCCATTCCAAGTTCCCCGTTTCTGCTTCCTTGATGACCCGTTTATAGGACTCTGCTCTTGCCAATCCTCCTTTTTTCGATTTCGTTTCTTGCGACATAGGCGGAATACCTTTTTCAAAGACATCCCCACCTTTCGAGCAATATACTTGATTCGCCGCCAAATCCCCATTCGCGGGTGACAAGTACGCTCGAGGCATGAATTTGGAGAGTGACGACCTTCGAATTCTGTTATCGAAGTATACATATCCTTGAAGGTGCGGCGTCCCGTTCTCCCCGACTTCGTGTCCATAAATGATATATCGGCATTTAAGTTGTTGAACCTTGAGTTCGTCTTCATGCGTATAGTTGTTCAGTGTGAACACCCAGGCTCTGTACTTGTTTGCTTCCATTGCAAAATGAGAAGTGATCAGCAGGGTAGGTCGCGAGCGCAGCGAGACGAGTTGGCCCCTGGCCAAATCGTATTATTACCTACCCTGCCAAAGGGCCAGGGCCAAAAGGCCCTAACCCTATTTGAAGTTCAACTTGCGATAATGACGACATCGTGTCATTATCCAATTTGCCTACAAGATGTACAATTGGTCCCGTTTTAAGCGCCGCCGAGCGTCGTATGGTCCAAGGGTCGTTTACGTCCCTAATCGTCGACGTCCGGCTATGAAACGTCGTTACACGCGTCGTAAGACGCGTCGTTCCACTCGCGCAAGTGCCCCAGCAACTGCGCAGACAGATTCGAAGAAGATGTCTGGAACCAGCCAAGGCGATAAATATATTTTGAGCCAAGCTGATCCGTTCGATGAGAATGTTGACGGAGTCAAGATTCCGGACGCAAATTCTCAGCCCAGTGTTCCACTGAAGGCTGAGGATACATATGACATCACCTTGGGTGCAGCCGAACCTTGTCGAATGATTGGTGTAAATCCCACTTTTGTGAAAACATTCTTCGGCGGAACCGGTGCTACGGCGACCACTTGGACATATGCAGCTGCTTATGCCAATGCTGTCGATTCCAATAAGCTAACGCAATTGCGCACAGATTTCGAGTTATTTCGCCCTGTCGCACATGCCGTTCGTATTACGAGCGGTCTTGCTCCAACAGCAGCGAAGGGGTTTGTCCATGTAGCCGTGTTCACCATGGCTACATTCGGTCAAACCACTTGGCCTGCCCCAACCAGCATCAGCGAAATGCAATCTGTCCCTGGATACAAACGTATCCCTATTGGACGCCTCACAGCTGAAGGCCTGACCGTTATCAATCGACCTCTCGATTGTACGGCACAACGTTATGTTGACACAGATAGCAATATCTTTGTCAGCACAACTGCAGGTGAATTCAACGTCCCACTCCAGTGGGGCGTTATTCTTATTGCAGTAACTGGTGTTGATCCTGGATCGACGCCAATCAGCGTTGAGAATATCATTCATAATGAATGTATTCCTCGAAGTTCAGCCGTGTCTCAAGCGACTCCTGCAGCTCGGTACAACGTCAATGCACTTGCTGCTGCCGCGAATGCTCAATCCAAGACTTCTCCTTCAGCACTTGATTCCGAGAAGCCGGCTCGAAAGAGATCGGCAATCAACCATGCATTAAGTGCACTTGGAACCATCGGTCGAGGTATGCGCGCAGCTTCTGATGTTGTAATGAATTCTGTGAATTCCACTCCGGCTTCCGGAGGTATTCGTAACATGGTCTCATCAGGTATGTAGTTGTAGGCAATGCTCCACATCCCGTAGCGAAAGCTGTCGGCAAGATGTCTTGGTTAACGTCTATTCTTGCGCAACGATACGGTAGTTAGCCAACAGCCTTACTCGGCTGTCAACCCCTTCGCTCGCAGCTTCGGATGGATATGATCCTGATTTCGACCCACGATATTCAGAGATGAAGCGTGGTGGATATACTTGGGCCGGTGCGTGGATCGACCCAAGCTATAAACCACCTCCTGGTCCTATCGAACATCCAACAATGTCAGTCGAAGAGAGTAACAAGCGATACCTGAAAAGCCGAAAGCAAGTCCAAGATTTGAAAGTCCAGAGAGAGTTGTATCTATTAATGCAAGGCGACTCGTTTTAGACGAATCATTCATTTGTAAGATCAATAACAGTCCTCACAAATTGTACCTCGTCATCTGAGTCGTCTTCACTTTCCTCTTCCATCAATGCTTCTTCCGTTGAAACTTCATCGTCGCGTTGAATCATCATCATGATATCCGCGATCTCCATCACTCCCGTTCCGTTCATGAACTCAGTGCGTGTTTCGTCGGATGCTAGGATTGCTCGACCCATCGATAATCCCATTGCCGAGTAGAAATACCACTTGTACTTCTCCTTCAATCCAGGCTC